GTTAATCTCCTCAAAGGTTAACCATTTTTTTGTCAAACTATAAAAGCCTGACTTCTCCCAATTAATATCATTTTTTCCTAGTTTGTCAAGGATTGCATTCTCTATTTCTTTAGAGTCATCTGCAGCCATAACTGTAAATTCAGTTATGTATCCGTAGGCAGTAATTTTAATTAAGAATTTCTTCATTGTGTTTTTTATTTTGCAAAAAAAATGAGGCGGTTTTTAGGCCGCCTCACTTAAGTTTAGTTTAGACTACGCTGCGCCTGGTGATCCGAAGATACCTCTAGGGTCTGAGAATCCAAATGAATATCTCTCTCTAGCTTTGTATCTAACGTTTCCAGATTCAAAATCGCCTTCCATCGCTGTTTTAACTGGCGCTCTAACAAACATTTTCAGTCCATTAGGTACATCAGTTTTGATGAAAAACGCATCTGTGTCAGTTAAGTAGTGATTAACTACATAGCCTTGTGGAATCATTCCCATGTTAGCTACTGCATTGATGTCATTGTCAGCTGTTCCAACTCTACCTTGAGATTTCATCAATCTCTCAGCTGTGAATTGTAACTCAGAAGGAATAATTAGTTTCATTCCTCTTGATGCTATTTTTAACCCTCTCTCATCCGTCATTCCTGCGATATCAATTAACGACTGCTCTAACGATGTTTCGTTAAGGTCAGCTGCAGTTGATAGTTCATTTTTGAACGTTCCAGCAACGATTGGGTGAACAGCAGAACAAAGTTCTACTCCATCACCACCGGTGAAGTTTGAGTCAAACGCATTGTTTAACACATTTGCTGCTTTAACTTGTTTAGCGTTAGCCATAGATCTAGCTAATGCTTTTGTATATCTAGACGCAAGTCTATCGTACAAGTTATCTTCAATCGCTTCTTCTGTGATTGAGAACGCTAAAGCAAGCGTTTCGTGAGTGTATCTAGCAGTGAATGTTTCTTTTGCATCATCGTAATTAACTGAAGAACCTTCAGGTTTTACTTCTGCATTTCCGAAACCACTTAACATTACTTCTTCTTCAAAAGCTCTGTCTGAATTTTCGACATCGAAAATTTGTGTATGTTCATCTGCGTAGTTTTTGTATTCCAGGCCGAATAGTGCATTCAATCCTGGCTCTAGTTCTTTAACTAGTTGTGATCTTGATATTGCCATAATATTATTCTCCTATTCTATTAGACGCCTGTTGTTAGTTTAAATACATGCTCACCAGTATTGATAACGACATATGCGTTAGCATTAGCTGTAGCTGTATCATTGTTTGATGGATCTTTGGATATTCCAATTTGTTTTAATCCACCTGTAGTACCAGTAGATGATGTATCAATTTCAGAAGTTGATTGTCCAGAAATTGTGCTTCCTGCTACTCCTGTAAAATCGAAGTCTGAATTGTTCATCGCTGCCGTACCTGTACCATCGTGTTGTGCTTCAAACACTACATAGGGATCCGCTACCACTGAAGCAACGATATCTGCTGCTGCTACTTGTGAATAGAAAGCTCTCCATGTTGGTTTACCTGTTGTGGGGTCAGTATAAAACACACCAGAGAAAACACCCAATTGTTGTGTGTCTCCTGCTGCTGCTGGTTCAATACCACCACCTGCTACTGCTTCAACTATCTGTCCAGTAAAAATACTGCCAGATGCGTTATTAGCAATTGCATATTCTTCTGTTCTTATTTGTCCACCAGTAAGACTTCTTGCTGGTCTGAAACCGAACGCTGCATCTTGATTTGCCATATTTGTATCCTCATTATGTTTATGGTTTTATCCATAAACGGGTTAATTGTTATTTCGTTGGTAGGGATTAACCCGAGAATCGTTAAAAAATTAACTTTTCTTTGTACCACCGAAGGTTACACGAGTTTGTCTATCACTATTGATAGGCATACTTGGGTGCTGTTCCTTCATGAGGTCGTTGTCGATTGCATTATTTTTGTCTTGTGTTTGTTTCGCAAAATAAGCTTTTCGTGACTCAACAATCTCATTAGATATCCTAGCCAGCAATAGGCCGCCAACTCCAATCATTCCCTTGTATTTACCTTCGGTCACAGCTGGATAATCAGTCTCTGGATATTCATCGGCTCTAACCAATTCGTATCCTGATCTTAATTTAGCTGACATGTTTTTCGTATCATCGAATCCCATTGATTCAGCTCTTATCCATCTATGTTTAAACCCGTCTGGTGCAGGGGGTGAATCTAAAGATGAGGGTGGAGACCAAACTTTTTTTCGTTCTTCTTTAACTCTAGTTTGACTCGCACGTGAGGTTTTTATTTTATCGTTTTCCATATGCTTATATTCCTTCCGTGATTTTTAGTTGTTTCGCATACTCTTCTAATGGCACACCTAATTTTTTAGCGATTGTAACCTGTGATGGTGTGAGCCTCACAGTTTTGCGACCTGGTCTTGCACTTCGTGTCGCCGACACTACTGTTTGTGCAGGTTTAGTCGAAACCTTTTGTTCAGTTGTACTGAATTTATGGGGAAAGTCAAGTCTTATACGCTTATCAACTTCTGCATAATATTCATCTGAATTAGGATCAAAACCCTCTGTTTCAGTTAATTTTTTATGTAGATCAAACGCTGTATACGTCATAGCACTATCCTGTCCAAACCAAGAATTTCTATCTGCCCATGCTTCAGCTTTTGGATCTGGCTGTGGTGCTTGTTGAGCAGCAGGTTGTTGCATTGCAGGAGTTCTAACAATCTGTTCTTTATTTTCAGATTGTCTTTCCTTCATAGCGCCTAACCTTGCTTCATCTAAACCAAGTCTAGATATATCTCTTTGAGCTTCTACTTCAGCATTAATATCTCCGCTGTCTCTTGCAGTTGAGAGTTTTGCTTTTGCTGCTTCTATTCCAGATGTTAATCTATTTTCTAAAGCTTGAACATAATTTGGTTCCATTTTAGAAAATCTTGTTTTTAACTGTGTGTGTTCTTGTTGAACACCTTTGGCAAATTCTAAAGCAGCTTCTCTTTGTCTTTCTGCTTCACGCCATTTTTTAGTTAACTTAGCTATTCTTTTTTGAACACCTTCACTGTATTCTTCAATTTCTGGTTTAGCTTCTTCTTTAGTTTCTTTTTCGTTAGTAGTTTCTTCTACTACTGTTTCTATTACTTCTGGTGTTTCAACAGTTTCTTTTACTTCTACTTCTTTTTTTTCTGATATATCTACATCTACTTCAGGTCCTGAAGTATCTATATCCACCATTGGTTCTTTTTTTGTTTGTTCTGTATCTGGCATAGTCTTATCCCTTCTATGTGTTAAACGTTAAGAAGTACGGATTCAGGATCTTCTATTGTTCCTAGAACTTCGTCATCATTTAATAAACGAACTTCTCCGCCTTCGATGGGTAATCTTGATCCCGCATAACGTGCAAAAATAACCCACTGTCCTTTTTTGCACCACGGTCCTGTTGGATATTTTTCTTTATCATGATAGGCCAACGGTCCTAACTTGAGTACATAACCACAGTTAGTGGAAATACGTAATTTGTCTAAAGATTCTTGAGTGAATATAATTCCGCCTTTACTTTTTTCTTTAGGTGTAAAAGGTAAAACCAAAAGTCTCCAGCCGCTTGGTTCCGGTAACTGGGATCTTTGTGCTTCAATGGTTTCGGGATTTAATGGTTCTTTTTCTTCTATCTTTTTATACTTTTCTTCTAAAGCATTATTATGTTTTGGTATTTCTGTCGATGTCGATAACGTTTCCTTGCTCATCTTTTTGCTCCTTGTTGTTTAGCAGGTTAGAGATTTCCTGTAAAATATAATTATAAGATCTTGCTTGTCCTAACATATATTGATATTTTTCCATGTTGTCAACCCCACCTGTTATCATTGTGTCTCCAACAGCTTGTAATCTTTCTCTGACTATTTTTTGTATCTTTGCTACTAGAACTAATGGATCCACTAACAATCCCACTTTCGTAGTGATTTGTTTATTCTTGAATCTGGATCTCTTGCTGTTTTAGCTGAAGTTAATTTAGCTTTCATACCTTTCATTCTTGCGCAAAACGATTTACGTCTTGGATTTGTTTTTGATTTTGTAGGTGCTTTTAATGTGCCTTTTGTGTAGCTGGCTCTGCCTTTGGCATTTAAACCACCGGACTCAGACTTACCTTCTTTTCTAGTCCATGCCGCACTTCCACCATCATTAAAATAGGTTCTCATTACGCTGTTTTTTTGTCTTTTTTCTTAGCTGTCTTAGCTGATGCTTTTAAAGCTTTGTCAGATACAGAACCTTTTCCTGGTTTGCTTGTTCCTTTTTTCTTAGCTTGGTTCATGTAGAAGTAAAGACCTTTCTTTACTGTTCTACCATCTTTAGTCACGTGTGTGTCTTTTGCCATTATTTATCTCCTTTTGCTTTGTTTTTTTTTATTTTTTCAAATAATTTTTTAGATTCGTCATTTCTAAATTTAACATTAGGTGAAATTGACTTTATTGTTGAAATACCTTCTTTTATTTTTTTTCCAATAACAGGCCCACTTTTAAAAACATTATATAAAAAACTCATTAGTTTAGTACCAAGTAACTTTTTTAGATTTAGATGCTAACATTCTTTTACCATATTTTGCATCGTTTGTTTGAGATTCTAATGGATTTGAAACTTCTTTAGAAATATCAATTCCGCCTTTTAAAAATCCATCTTTTCCTACACCTAATCCTTTTTCAATTTTTGGTGCTTTTGTAATTGTTTCTTTTGTCATTATTTTTTCCCTCCTTTAAATATTTGAGTTCCCTTTATACCATAAATACTAGCAACTACAAGTATCCATAAATTAGTAAACCATTTAGGTAATTCTGAGAACATCTCAAAAAACAGCTTTACTTTGTCCATTGCTGTAGGGTCATCCGATACCACTGCCCAAGCTAAAATTGCTATAGGCGTTGAGAGGATTATTAATACCGCCTCGTCCTTCCAGTCAGATTGTCTAGATTCTAATAATTTGCCTTGGTAAGCTTCCTCACCACTGGCCATTTTTGATGCATGCATTAGTTGTGCATCAGACATAGCCATCTTAGTTTTTTGTCTATTTGCGTAAATTTTGCTTCCAGCAGATAGTGCTAATTTTGCTAAACCAAACCAAGCCATTATACGCCAACCTTTTTTAAAGCTTTGTTGTGAGACTTTTTAAATGTCATACCTTTTTTCATATCTTTTTTCATTGATGTCATATGTTTTGTTGTATGATGTACTTTGTGTTTCTTTAATGTTTTCTTTTCTTTTTTATCTATCATTTTGACTTCCTTTATTTTTCATCATAGCTAATTTTTCTCTTGCTTCGTTAGCCATCTCTGTTTTTTCTATTGACGTGTCTGCTCTTAATTCTGCTAGTTCTTCGTTTTGCTCTAATTTTTCATCTTGGTTTCTTTGATTCATCATAGCCTTCATGTTCTCTAAGTTTAATCTTTCCTCAGAGTCTTTTCTTCTAGACTCATTGTCCATTGCTCTAATATCTAATTCTCTTGATCTTAGTTGAGCAATAGGATCGTGACCAAATGATGAAGTAATTTTTTTCTCTTCCTTCATAAAGTCTTCCATCATCTCAGCAATTAGAACTGCTTTTCTAGCTTCAATTTGAATTTGAGCTTGTTGTATTTCTTGTTGTACTTGTGGATCCTGTTGAACCATTTGTGGGTTCTGTTGGATAGCCATAGTCTGTTGTTTAATTTGTTGTATTAATTCTCTAAATTCTAATTCAACTTGTTCTTGAGCCATTAGAGAAATATGTTCAAGACAATTTTTTTCTATAGCTGCTGTTACTGTTGGTGCTGTACGTGCTAGGTTAGTAGCCATAAAATTTAAATGAGCAGTTATATGTGCTCTGTGATCTTGACCTGGAAAAGCTTTAAAAGGAACAGCACCTAATGCATCAATGTGTTCTAGTGCAGGATCTTTTGGACCTGGCTTGGGTGGTCTTTTTAAAATTGAATCAATATCTTTAACTCCTAATGCTTCATACATATTTCTATATACTGCATACTGATTGTGCATTTTAGGATTTGAAGCTGCCAATTGCAGTTCCGTTTGGGCGAGAGAGATCCTCTGTGTTTGAGAGAATATATTGGGATCCGCAACCGGCAGAATATCTACTCTATCATCGAAGTCAGTTTGCATGATTTGCCTTTGTCCTCCAACAACATCGTATGGATATACGGGGGGTAGATAAAGTTTAAAAACTCTTGCCATTAAATTAAATTCTTTTTTCATCGAAGCATACAGTCTCTTGTGTATTGCTGACATTGTTCTACTTCCTCTTTCCAACAAAGCTACTGTCGTGCCCACTGCCGCTTGTTGATTCCCGTCTCCTACTTGCAGGTCCGCTATGGAAGCGAATCTTTGTCCTGCAGATACCACGACACCCATAAGTGATAATAAGGTTTGCGATGGTTCCTTAAATGGAAGCATCATAAATGCGTCTTTTAAGTTTCCACCAGGAGCATCAACGTCTCTAAATTCTCCGGGTTGTATAGCTTGTGCTTCGTCTCTCATTTTTATACCACGCATTTTAAATCCTGCGGGTAAATTTGATAATGTACCTGCATCTAATAATTGTCTTAATGCTGCTGTGGCAGTTCTAGATAATCCACCGATCATGTGAATTAATCCAAAGCCGTAAAATCCTAAACCAGGTAAAAATTTAAAGTGAACAAAATAATCAATCTTTTTCTTTAATGGATCATTAATCTCAAAGTTTCTTCTGATAGATAAAGTTTTTCTTGTACCTTCTTCTACAGTTACAATGTAAGGTAATTTAATACCTGTAGGTTCTCCGTCTTGACCCATGTCTTCAAAACCTTCTAGATCTAAATTAATATGACATTCTAAAATTGTAATAAGACGATCATCTCGTCCTCTTGTCATTCCTTCTAATTTTTTTTCTTTTTCTTGTGCTTCTGATTCATTTAGATTTGTTGGGGAAATTTCTATGTCTCTATAGAATCCACCAACTTGTTGTTTTCTTAATTCGTTTTCAGTCATACGAACCATGTGAATAATAGATTCGCAATCGTCTAGTGATGTTGCTGTGTAAGGAACAACTAAATCATCAGCTGGTACAAATTTAGAAACGGCTCTTTGCATTACGCCATCATAATAAACTTTTTTAAATGCTGATCCTGCTAATGGTAAATAAAATAACATTTGATCAAACTCAGCTTCATACTCTGGCATCTTGTCCATGATTTGATAGTTCATGTAATCTTTGACACGTTGAGCTTGTTGTTCTTTAGCTGGATCTACTTTACCCATTGTTTGAGTTCTAACAGGTCCACCTGCTGGTAATAATTCTTTGTAAGCTAGAGATTGAAATGCTGTAACAGCTTCTGCTAATACAGGATGAGTTGCACCTGATGCACCTTTGAAAGGTTCTGTTCTGTCATCGTAATTAAAACCTAATAAATCTAAACCTGTTGTGTAGGCTCTTTCCCAATCTTTTCTTGAAGATTTGTAATCTGTAAAATCTGAAAACAATTGACTACCTAATGGATCTAAAACATCATCTGGTAATAGATCTGCTAAATTAGCAAAATGATCTCCACCTAAAATAGGTTCTACTGCATTTGGGTCAAAATTAACATCTACGCTACCGTCTTCATTTTCTGAAAGTTCCGAAGGTTCTTTCATACCATCATCTCTTAATTTTTGTTCTTCAACTTGAACTGCTTTAGGATCTGGTAGTGTTACATTTGTTGCGCTGTTAGGTAATACCTTATCTATCTCTGCCATATAATTTCTCCGTTACTTCTTACCATTTTTCATGAAATAAGCCAAGCCCTCAGATTGAGGTCCTTTTTTAGGGGCTATCGTTCTTGTTAGATTTGCTATTCCGCCGGTTGCCATATCTGCTACACCTTTAACACCAGGTATGTTCATTAATTTTCTCATTCTGTCCATACCTTCTTTTTGAGGATTTAATATAGAATCTCCAAAAAATTTACCACTTGCTCCAAACAATTGTTCTTGATTAGAAGAATTTTTTCTAGCTTCTTCAAATAAACCTTTAAATATATTTTTGTTAAAATTAGGGTTTTTTCTAATTTCTTTAAAAATTTGTTGTTTTGTTATATTGGGATTTTTATATTGTTTTCTTATATCGTTTAAGATTTCGTCAGTTATATTGCTGTTAGCTATATCATCTATGCTATACACAGGATCTCCCATTCTTTTGTTTAAATCTTTTTGTGTTATTTCTGGAGCTGATATTTGCTCAAAATCATCATCATCTACGTCTTGTTTTTTAGCATTTTCTTTAAATTTTTTAAAAACACTTTTTGTTCCAAACCTATCTGCTGCTTCAAGTTCTAACCTAGCTGCTTGATCTCTTTCTGCTTCTGGTCTAAATTTAAAAATTAAATCTCGTTCAGCTTGTTTAACTCTTTCGTTATCTATTTCTAATTGTTTTGTTGAATCTACATTAGAAGTATAGCTGTAAGGATCTTCTGATAAAACACTTTGATTACTATCTCTTTTTTGTTTTGCGGAACTTAAATTATTTAAAGATTGTTCATAATCCCTTACACGTAACGCAGTTTTTGCATTCTCAGGACCTATTAATCTTGTAAGCATTGATGTATCAGCTTCTCTTGTTTGATCTCCTGGTCTAAAATATCCAGTAGATCTTGTAATAGCTTCATCTAATGTATCCCCCATACCCAGTCTAATTAAACTTTCGGCACCTAAAAATAATGCTTCTGGTATAATTCCAAATTTCATCACGGCTCTTAAACCCGTGCCGCTTTTTGTTAAGACAGAGTTTAACAATTTAGAAAGATTTCTACCTTGTGCACCTTTTGCAATTTTACCAGAGTTAATTGCTTTTTGTCCTTCCCTAAAACAAAAATCAAGATTTGTAGAACCTCCTTCATTAAACATACCTTGACATTTTGGGTCAGAACTTATGGATGCTATTAAGTTTTTAATGTTAGCTTTTTTTCCTAAAACTTTAAATAGTCCGCTATCTACAATATTTGATGCTCCTTTTTCTGAATTATATCTAATATTTTTAAACCCTACTTTTTTACCTCCTTCATCAACCCCCATATCATAGTCTTTAAATAATTTTTCAATTTCAGGTATTGCTTTTCCATCCGGGTTTTTTCTAACATACTCTTTAATGTTCTCCATGTAAGAACCTATTTTTCCTGGCGCTGATTGAAGGTTATTAGGGTAAACAATATTTTGTTGTCCTGTATAAACAGACCTAATATGTTCTGGTTGAATAAAAAGACGTTTTTCTGCTAGCTCTCTTACTTTAGCAACCTGTTCTTCTGGAGATAAATTTTTATATTTATCAAAGGTAATTTTACCTTTAGCTAAATTATCTTTACTTGCATCTATATTTAAAGCATTCATTATTTTTTTATTACTTAAAATTTCATCATCAGACAATTTTAAAATTTCTTCATTGCCTGCTAATATTTGATTTTCTAATGTAAAATATTGTTCTTTAGTTTTTTTTCCTGCTTTTTTTAAAAGTTTTGTAATTTCTCTTTTTCTTTTGTATTGAGATTCATATTTACTTTTGTTTGAATTTATTTGCTTAGGTTTAAATAAAGAAGTATCTAATCCTTCTTTTTGTAATGTGTATTGGACTCTTTGACCTTTAATTTTAGAATCAACCGGATCATCGGGAAAATATTTTCTGCCCAACGCCATCATACTATACTTACCTGTTTTAAAATCTTTTATAATATTTGCTCTAGTATTTTCTGGTATTCTAAATTTAGTTTGGCTTATATACTTAGTGCTATTATCCATGTTCTTAATTGTACCCTCTTTAAATTTTCCACCGTTAACTGGTCTAAAATCAGTTTCTTTATTTAAAAAGTCAGCAAACTGTTTTTGATTTTTGTTTGAATTTTCTAATCTTAATTTTAAATAATCATCATCAGCATAAAGTGCTGGTTTTATATATTTAGCAAGTTTTGGATCGGTGTCTCTTATGTTTTTAAGAATTTTAAGATTGTCTTCAGTTCTAGGTAATTTTTTTCTTTTTATTGTTTTTCTTTTACCTTCTATTTGTTTACGAACTTCTAATTCATAAATAGGTTTACCATTTACTGTTTTTTTATAGATATATTTACCTAGCTCATCATCTTGAGAATAGCTTC